ATGCCGGACCCTTCCCCGCAACCGGAGCCGGGCGCGCGGGTGCGCGCGCTCTATGCCGCCGGGCGCGCCGTCCGCGACATCCGGGCCGAGACCGGGCTCAGCTATGCCCGGATCTATTACTGGCTCGACAACGACACTGCCCCCGACGGGCTGCCGCGCCCGCGTCCCTTGCCCCGCCGCAAGCGGCGGCGCCCCGTGCCCCCGGCCCTTGCCGCCGAGCGCCGCCAGCTTCTGGCGCAACGCATCTGGCGGGCGGCCGAGGCGCAGGTGGGCGAGATCGAGGCGCGCATGGGGGCCTTGGAGAGCGGCCCCGCCCAGGCGGAACGCGATGCCCGCGCTTTGGCGGTGCTCGCCCGCGTGGTGCGTGATCTGTCGGCCCTGGACGCTGCCCCGGCGCCGCCCGCGCGCCCCGACCCGTCCGCCCCGGAGGATGATCTTGCCTTCAGCGACCTCGACACCTTCCGCCGCGAGCTTGCGCGCCGCCTTGATGCATTGCGCGACGACGGGGAACCGTGACGCGCTGCTGGGCCTGTTTTCCGAACCGGTGGCCGCCCGGCTGCTGACCGACTGGGAGATCTGGGCGCGGCCCGACCAGCTTCCCCCCGAAACCGCGCCGGACGGGCGGCCCTGGGCCACCTGGCTGGTGCTGGGCGGGCGCGGGGCGGGCAAGACGCGGGCGGGCGCCGAATGGGTGCGCGCCTTGGCGCTCGGCCGCCCGCCCTTCGCCACGCGGCCTGTCCTGCGCATCGCGCTCATCGCCGAGACCATGGCGGATGTGCGCGAGGTGATGGTGGAGGGCGTTTCCGGCCTGCTGGCCGTCCATGGTGACGGCGAGCGTCCCCGCTGGGAACCGGCGCGGCGCCGCCTCGTCTGGCCCAATGGCGCGGTGGCGCAGGGCTTTTCGGCGGAGGATCCGGAAAGCCTGCGCGGGCCCCAGTTCGAGGCCGCGTGGCTGGACGAACTGGGCAAGTGGCGCCGGGACGAGGCCACCTTCGACATGCTGCAATTCGGCCTGCGCCTCGGGGAACGTCCACGCCAGATGGTGACCACGACACCCCGTCCCACGGCCCTCATCAAGCGCCTGATGGCGGACCCGCGCACCGCGCTCTCCCGCGCGCCCACGTCGCTCAATGCCCGCAACCTCGCCCCCGGCTTCCTGGAGGCGGTGCTCGCCCGCTATGGCGGCACGCGCCTCGGCCGGCAGGAGCTGGAAGGCGAGTTGATCGAGGACCGGCCCGGCGCCCTGTGGACCCGCGCCGCCTTGGAAGCCCTGCGGGAGGATGCGGCGCCCCCGCTCGCCCGTGTTGTGGTGGCGGTGGACCCGCCCGCCTCCTCCCGCGCCGGGGCGGATGCCTGCGGCCTCGTCTGCGCGGGGCTGGACGGGGCAGGGGGCGTGCATGTGCTGGAGGATGCCAGCGCCGCCGGCCTCTCGCCTGCCGCCTGGGCGAGCCGGGCCGTGGCGCTCCACCACCGCTACAGCGCCGACCGGGTGGTGGCGGAGGTGAACCAGGGCGGGGAGATGGTGCGCGCCGTCATCGCCGAGGTGGATTCCGCCGTGCCGGTGGAGATGGTGCGGGCGACGCGCGGAAAATATCTGCGCGCCGAGCCGGTGGCCGCCCTCTATGAGCAGGGCCGCGTGCGCCATGCGGGCCGCTTTCCGGCGCTGGAGGACGAGATGTGCGACTTCACGCCGGAGGGCCTCTCCAACGGCCGCTCGCCGGACCGGCTGGACGCCCTCGTCTGGGCCGTCACCGCTTTGGCGCTCGGGGAGAAGGCCCGCCCCCGCGTGCGGGGGCTGTAGCGGGCCGCCCTTTATCTCGGCCGGGCTTTGTGCCAAAGGCAGGCCATGAAGGAACGCCCCAACATGGTCCGCGAAATGCTCGCCGCGCTCGCCTCGGGCGTGGTGCTGGCGCTGGCCTATTCCGCGCTGTCGAGCCTGCCGCAGACCACGACGCTTGAGATCGCCATCGTGGTGGTGGCTTGGCTCCTGTCCTTCTCGGTCTCCATCCTCGTCTGGCGCTTCATCGCCCGTCGCGGGCGCTGATCCCGGCCCCTCTCTCCGGCCTTTCCGAACATTTTCGCGCGGCCCGCTTCTCCCGGAAGGGGGCGGCGCGCCTTCGCATGTCCGCCCCATCCACGCACGGAGCCGCGCATGTTCTCTTTCCTCCAGCCCTCCCGCCCGCGCCCCACGGTGCCGCGCCCCGCGGAAGCGAAGGCGAGCCGCACGGCGGCCCTGGTGGCGCTGCTCTCCCAGGGGCGCGCCCGCTGGACCCCGCGCGACTATGCCTCCCTGGCGCGGGAAGGATTCGCGCGCAATGCGGTGGCCTATCGGGCGGTGCGGCTGGTCTGCGAGGCGGTGGGCACCATGCCCTATGTGCTCCAGGAGGCGGGCCGCGACCTCGACGGCCACCCGCTTCAGGCTCTGCTGGCCCATCCCCATCCGCGCATGCGCCTGCCGGAGCTGCTGGAGGCGGTGTGCGGCCATCTTCTGGTGGCGGGCAATGCCTATCTGGAGGTGGTGTGCGTGGAGGGCGTGCCGCGCGAGATCCATGTGCTGCGGCCCGACCGCATGAAGGTGGTGCCCGGCGCGGACGGCTGGCCGGAAGCCTATGACTACACGCTGGACGGGCGCACCCTGCGCATCCCTCAGTCCGGGGAGGGGATGGACACGATCCTGCACCTCACCTTGTTCAACCCGCTGGACGACCATTACGGCTTCCCGCCCTTGGAGGCGGCGGCCCAGGCGCTGGACCTGCACAATGCCTCCGGCGCCTGGAACAAGGCGCTCATCGACAATGCCGCCCGCCCGTCCGGCGCCCTGGTCTATGGCGGGACGGGAAGTCTCTCCGACGACCAGTTCGAGCGGCTGAAGAGCGAGCTGGAAGCGAGCTTCCAGGGCTCGGCCAATGCCGGGCGGCCCCTGCTGCTGGAAGGCGGGCTCGACTGGAAGCCCTTGGCCCTGACGCCGAAGGACATGGATTTCGAGGCGGCGCGGGCGGGGGCGGCGCGGGAGATCGCTTTGGCGCTGGGCGTGCCGCCCATGCTGCTGGGCATTCCGGGCGACGCCACCTATTCCAATTATGCGGAAGCCAACCGCGCCTTGTGGCGGCTCACCGCCATTCCGCTGGCCCGGCGCATCGGCGCTGCCCTGTGCGGCTGGTTCGCGCCGCTCCATGGGCCGGACCTGGCTTTGGTGCCGGATCTCGACCAGGTGGAAGCCCTCGCCCAGGAACGCGCCGCTTTGTGGAGCCGCGTGGCGGCGGCGGATTTCCTCACCGAGGACGAGAAGCGCGCGGCGGTGGGCTATGGGCCGAAGAGGGTGGATGGCGTGGGTGTCTAAAACCGCGCTTGCCCCCTCCCAACCCTCCCCCGCAAGCGGGAGAGGGCTTTTCCCGCTGGCGCAACGCGAAGCTCCTTTCCTCACCGAAGACGAGAAGCGCGCGGCGGTGGGCTATGGGCCGAAGGGGGTGGACGGCGTGGGCGGGTAGGGGCTGGGGTGGTCGCTACCCTCGGTTCTTGTTCTTCTACCAGTTGGACTTCCCCGGCGCTTTCCCCCTCCCCAACCCTCCCCCGCAAGCGGGAGAGGGAGCTTTGCGTTGCGCGGAAGGGAAAAAGCCCTCTCCCGCTTGCGGGGGAGGGTTGGGAGGGGGCCGCCGTAAGGCGGGAAGCCATCCCCACATTCCACCATCCGCGACCCCCCACCGGAGCCCGCCATGGACGCTCTCGTCCGCATCTTCGCCGAGCGGGGTGATCTGGCGCATCTGGCGCTGCTGCTCTGGGCGGGCAGCGCCTCGCTGATCGCCATCCGCGCGCTCGCCGCGCTGGCGCGCGCCACCGAGCGGCTCGACGCCTTCGTGCGGGAACTCGCCCGCTTCAACGCCCGGCACGGCGCCGACTGAGAGCGCCGCTTCTCCCGCCCGCGCAGCCGTCACATCCAGGAGACTGATCCATGCGTGCCCCTTTCCAGAAGGCATCGGCGCCGCGCATTCGCGCGCTCGGCGCCGAGCCGCGCCGCACCCGTTCGGCCCCGCCGCCCGCGCCGCCCTCCGGCGGTGTGTTCCGCGATTTCGTCGCCACCCTGGAGCGCCTGGAGAAGGTGCGCGGGCGCAAGGCGAAGGCGCCGGACGCGGGCCGATGAGCAGCGCCTTGTCCCCCGGCCGGGAGGGCCGCATCGAGGGCTATGCCTGCGTGTTCGGCGAGCTGGATCTGGGGCGTGACATCGTCGAGCGCGGTGCCTTCGCCGAGACCCTGGCCGCGCGCGGCGCAGCGGGCGTGCGCCTGCTCTACCAGCACGACCCCGCCGAGCCCATCGGCGTGTGGGACGAGATCGGCGAGGACACGCGCGGCCTGTTCGTGCGCGGGCGCCTGTCGCTGGATGTGCGGCGCGCCCGCGAGGTGCAGACCCTCGTGGCGGAAGGGGCGCTGGACGGCCTTTCCATCGGCTTCAAGGCCGTGCGCGCCCGCACCGATCCCAGCCGCCGCGCGCGCCGGCTCCTGCGCGTCGATCTCTGGGAAGTGTCGGTGGTGACCTTCCCCATGCAGCCGGGCGCGCGCATCGCCGCGCCCCTTCTCTCCCGTACCGCGAGGATCTCACATGACCCTTCTTTCCGCGCCTGAGACCAAGGTGATGCTGCCCGGCGACCTGTCCGAGGCGGACGACCTCACCGCCACCTTCGAGGATTATCGGCGGGCGAATGACGCACGCCTCGCCGAGATCGAGCGGCGCGGCGCCGCCGATCCGCTGCTCACCGACAAGATCGAGCGCATGGCGGTGGCCATGGATACCCAGAAGGCGCGCCTCGATGCCCTCGCCACCAAGAGCCGCCGCCCGGCCCTGGGCGGCCCGGCGCGCGGGACGGAGGGGGACGCCCATGCGGATGCCTTCCTCGTCTATGCCCGCCATGGCGAGCAGGCGGGGCTGAAGGCGCTGGAGCAGAAGGCGCTGTCGGTGGGTAGCGGGCCGGACGGGGGCTATCTGGTGCCGTTCGAGATCGAGACCGAGATCGGCCGCCGCCTCTCCGCCCTCTCGCCCATCCGCGCCATCGCCACCGTACGGGTGATCGGCGCGGGCACCTACAAGAAGCCCTTCCTGAAGACCGGCCCGGCGGCCGGATGGGCGGCCGAGACCGCCGCACGCCCGCAGACCGACAGCCCGGCCTTGGTGGAGTTGAGCTTCCCGGCCATGGAACTCTATGCCATGCCCGCCGCCACCCAGGCGCTGCTGGACGATGCGCAGGTGAATTTGGAAGCCTGGATCGCCGGGGAGGTGGACACGGTCTTCGCCGAGCAGGAGGGCACGGCCTTCGTGACCGGCGACGGCATCGCCAAGCCCAAGGGCTTCCTCGCTTATACCAAGGTGGCCGAGAGCGCCTGGGCCTGGGACAAGGTGGGCTATGTGGCCACCGGCACGGCGGGCGCCTTCGACGCCACCAATCCCTCCGACGCGCTGGTGGATCTCGTCTATGCGCTGAAGGGCGGCTATCGGCAGAATGCCTCCTTCGTCATGAACCGGCGCACCCAGGCGGCGGTGCGCAAGCTGAAGGACGAGACCGGCGCCTATCTCTGGGCGCCGCCCGCATCGGCGGGCCAGCCCGCCAGCCTCATGGGCTTTCCCATCGTGGAGAGCGAGGACATGCCGGATATCGCGGACGGGGCCTTCCCCATCGCCTTCGGCGATTTCCGCCGCTTCTATCTGGTGGTGGACCGGGCGGGCGTGCGGGTGCTGCGCGATCCCTATTCGGCCAAGCCCTATGTGCTGTTCTACACCACCAAGCGGGTGGGCGGCGGCATCCAGGACTTCGACGCGGCCAAGCTCCTGAAGTTCGCCGTGAGCTGACGTCACACCAAAGGCCCGTGAGCACGGCTCACGGGCCTTTGGTCAAGCCCGCGCGGCGCTTGAGCGAAACCCACTCGGCACCGGTCGGAAGACCGGGGCCGTTGGTACAAGGGGCCCGTGCGTTCAGCGCGCGGGCCGTTGGCTTCATTGCCCGAGCGGGCGCCCCAATTGCTGCGCGGCCCGCGCGATCCAGTCCCGCTGGAGGCCCACCAGCGTGATGCCCGTGACGCCGCCGCAGCCGCGCGCGCCGCCGACCGCCGTCACCCAGCCGATGACCCCGGCCACATCGCCGTTCGAGAAGGCCGGGCCGCCGCTGTCACCCGTGCAGGCGCCCGCCCCGCCCTCCGGCACGGAGAGGCGGACCATGATGCCCCCCGTGGTGCCGATGGAGGGCAGCGACACGGCCCGCAAGGTTCCCGCTGTCTTCTCCGCCCCGTCCGCCGTCATGCCGAAGCCGGCGATGAGGAAGGTCGCGCCGCGCGGCGGCAGGCCGGTATCGGGCGCGAGGCGCGCGGGCACGAAGCGGCCCGGCAGCGGCTCCGCGAGCTTCACCAGAGCGAGGTCGGGCGTCGGGCGTCGGGTGCGGAACTGCTCCCCGCTGAAGCCGGGATGGAGGGCCGTGCGCACCACCGGAATGAGCTGGACCGGCCCTTGGCCCACCAGCGCCACCGCATAGTCCGCCTGCGGCGCCACGCAATGGGCGGCGGTGAGCAGCAGGTCCGGTGCGAGCACCGTGCCGGTGCAGGACGCCCCGCGCGTGGAGACGATCATCACCGTGCGCGCCGCCACCTCCGGCGGCGCGGCACCGCCCCCTACGATGGCGCGCGCGGGCGCGGGCAAAGCGGCGAGCGCCGCGAGCCCGAGCATCAGGCGCAGGACGGGGCGGGCACGAAGGAGGAGGGCGCGGCTGGGCATCGCCCGCTTTCTGGCGCGCGCCCGCGCCGCCGTCAATTCGCCTGTCCCATTCGCACGCACCGTGCGCCCACCCCCGCACAGCGGAGCCCCCATGCCCGAGCTTCTCACCGGCCCCCCGGCCGAGCCCCTCACCGTGGCCGACCTGAAGGATTTCCTGCGCATCACCCAGGATGCGGAGGACGCGCTCCTCGGCCGCCTCATCACCACCGCCCGGCAGATGGTGGAGAGCGCGGCCGCGCGCATCCTGCTGACCCAGACCTGGCGCGTGGTGCGCGATGCCTGGCCGCCCTCCGGCCTGCTGCTGCTGCCGCTCGCGCCCGCCGCCACCATCGCCGCCGCGCGGCTGCGCCATGCGGATGGGAGCGAGACGGCCCTGCCGCTCAATGCCTTCACGCTGCGCGGCGACCGCACGCCCGCCGTGATCGCGCTGGACAAGGCGCGCCTGCCCGCGCCGGACCGCCGTGTGGGCGGTATCGAGTTCGACCTCGTGCTGGGCTATGGCGAGACCTCCCAGGACGTGCCCGGGGATCTGGTCCAGGCGGTGCGGCTGCTGGCGGCTCATCTGCATGAGCGGCGCGAGGAAGCGGGCGTCGCCGGCCTGCTGCCGGAGGGCGTCGCGGCGCTGCTGCGCCCCTACCGCATGGTGCGGCTGTGACCGGGCCGCTGCGCCACCTGTTCCAGCACCGCACGGCGGTGGACCTGCCGGACGGCGTGGGTGGGGTCGCCCGCACCTGGCTGACCGTGGACCGGCTCTGGGGCGCCATCGAACCGCTCTCGGACGGCACCGGCCTCGCCGAGGAGCGGCCCATCGCCATGCTGGCGCACCGGGTGACGGTGCGCGCGCCCAATACGCTGGCGCCCGGCGACCGGCTGGTGCTGGGCGCGCGCAGTCTGGAGGTGCAGAGCGTCTCGGATCCCGATGGGCGCGGGCGTTTCAGCCGCTGCCGCTGCCTGGAGGAACAGACATGATCCTCCTCTCCCGCAGCACGGGTGATGCGGGGCTGGGCGAACGCCTCGCCCGCGCGCTCGCCCCGCGCCTCACCCAGGCCGCGCTGGACCGCGCCGAGGCGGCACTTTCAGCCGAGGCCGTCCGCGCCGGCATCGTCCTGGAGCGGGAGGCGGCGGGCGATCGCCGCCGCCTCGGCAGCACCGATCCCGCCGCCGTGGCGCGGGAGACCGGCACCCTTTCCGCCGAGGCCCGCCCTTGGCTCGCCCCGGCTCTCGCTTTGCTGCGGAGGCGCGGATGACGGCACCCATGAGCGCTGCGCTGGCCTTGCGCCAGGCGCTGTATGCGCGGCTCGCGTCGGACGCGCCGCTGCTGGCCCTGCTGGGCGGTGCGCGCGTCTATGACGGCGCGCCCTCGGACGCGGCCTTTCCCTTCGTGACCCTGGGCGAGGCGCTGGTGTCGGACGGCGCCGTGATGCCCGAAGGCGGCACGGAGCAGAGCCTGATGCTGCACGCTTATTCCCGCGCCGGCGGGCGGCGGGAGGGCTTCGCCATCGCCGCCGCCGTGCAGCAGGCGCTGCATGATGCGCCTCTGGCATTGTCCGGCCACCGCCTCGCCAATCTGCGCGCCACCACCGCCGAGGTGCGCCGCGACGGCGACGGGCGCACCTACCACGCCGTGATCCGCTTCCGGGCGGTGACCGAGCCGGCCTGACCTTTCCCCACATCTCTTCAAACGGAGGCCCTCATGGCCATACAGAAGGGCAAGGACCTGCTGCTGAAGGTCCTTGATGGATCGTCCTATGTGACCGTGGCGGGCCTGCGCTCGCGGCGCATCGCCTTCAATGCCCAGGCGGTGGACACCACCCATGCGGATTCGTCCGGGCGCTGGCGCGAATTGCTGGCGGGGGCGGGCCTGAAGCGGGCCAGCGTCTCCGGCTCCGGCGTGTTCAAGGACGCGGCGTCCGACGCGCTGGTGCGCACCGCCTTCTTCGACGGCACGCTGAAGACCTGGCAGGTGCTGATCCCCGATTTCGGCACCGTCACCGGCCCGTTCCAGATCTCCGCTCTGGAGATGGGCGGCGACCATGACCGGGAGGTGACCTTCGACCTCACTTTGGAGAGCGCGGGCGAACTCGTCTTCGCGGCGCTGTGAGGGAGGCGGCCATGGTCAATTCCCGGCGCGGCGAGGTGGAGGCGGTCATCGATGGCCGCCGCCGCATCCTCGTCCTCACCCTCGGCGCTTTGGCCGAGCTGGAGGCGGCGTTCGGCGCCGCCGATCTGATGGCGCTCGCCGAGCGCTTTTCCGCCGGGCGCCTTGGCGCGCGCGACGTGACCCTGGTGCTCGCCGCGGGCCTGCGCGGCGCGGGCGAGGCGGTGACGCCGGAGGAGGTGGCGGCCATGCGGGTGGACGGCGGCGCGGTGGGCTGCGTGCGGCTCGTCAACGCGCTGCTCGCCGCCACTTTCGGCATGGAGGAGGGGAGCGGAGACGGCACGCGCCCTCCGTCGCCGCAGGCAGGCTGAGGCGGGCGCCCGACCCGTTTCCCTGGGGCGCGGCCATGCATGCCGGCCTCGGCCTCCTGCGGCTGTCTCCAGACGCTTTCTGGCGCATGACCCCGCGCGAATTGTCGGCGGCGCTGGGCTGGAGCGGCGCGCGCGCCGCGCATTGCGACCGCGCCGCGCTGGACGCGCTCTTGCAGCGGTTTCCCGACACGGCCTGAGGCCGAAATCTCAAAGGATCTTCTGATGGCCAACCTCGATGCGCCCATCGACAGCGTCTCGGTGGAGATCGGCGCCGACACCCGCGCCTTCCGCACGCAGCTCGCGGATGCCGAGCGGCTGGCGCGCGGCTTCGCCTCCACGCTGGGCGATGCCTTCACGGGCGTGGCGGTGAAGGGCAAGGATGTGGGCGACGTGGTGGAGAACATCGGCCAGCGCCTTTCCTCCATGGCGCTGAACCTCGCCTTGAAGCCGGTGGAGCAGGGCGTTTCCAGCCTGTTTTCCGGCGTGCTCGGCCTCTCCGGCTTCGCCGATGGCGGCGTGATCTCGCAGGGGCGCGTGCAGCCCTTCGCAAAGGGGGGCGTGGTGGCCGCGCCCACGTATTTTCCGCTTGCCTCCGGCACCGGGCTGATGGGCGAGGCGGGGGCGGAAGCCATCCTGCCTTTGTCACGCGGCGCGGACGGCGCGCTGGGCGTGCGCATGGAAGGGGCGGGGGCCGGGCGGGGCTCGGTGGTGGTGAATGTCACGACGCCGGATCCGGGCGCTTTCCGCCGCTCCGAAGCCTATCTGTCCGGCCTCGTGGCGCGCGCCGTGGCGCGCGGCCAGCGGGGGGCGTGAGAGCGCCGCGAGTGGCCGGATTTGAGGTCGGAACCGGGGATGCCGCAGAAGGGCGGAAACCAGCGGCAGGCGCATGGATGGAACACCATGCAGGCCATGACTTGAGCGCCGGCGGTGCTTGAGCCCCGGCGGTGCGTCAGGATTGATCGTGGCGCACCGGGCAACGAGGCCCGGCACCGCATCTCGTGTGTGAAAATGGCGGGCCGCAGGCCCGCCACCGGTCATGCGCGAAGGCGCATCACTTCTTGGCGGGCGCCTTTGCCTTAGCAGGCGCCTTGGCCTTCGCCGGAGCTTTCGCGGCGGCGGGCTTGGGTGCAACTGCGGGCTTGGGAGCAGCAGCGGGCTTCTCTTCCACCTTGGCGGCGGGCTTGGCAGCCTTCGGGGCAGCGGGCTTCTTGGGAGCCGCCGCCTTGGGCGCCGCAGCAGCCTTGGGAGCGGCGGCCTTGGCCGGTGCCTTCGCCTCGGCAGGCTTGGCGGGGGCCTTCGCAGCGGCGGGCTTGGCCGCAGCCTTGGGTGCGGCAGCCTTCGGGGCCGCCGCAGGCTTGGCGACGGGCGCCTTGGCAGTGGCCGCCTTGGGAGCGGCGGACGCCTTTGCAGCTGCCTTCGGAGCCGCGGCCTTCGCGGGGGCAGCCTTGGCGGGAGCCGCCTTCGCAGGTGCCGCCTTCGCAGGTGCCTTGGGCGCTTCGGCCTTGGGGGCCGCAGCGGGCTTCGCGGCCGGCTTGGCAGCAGCCTTGGCGGGTGCCTTCGCAGCCGTCTTGGCAGGGGCTTTCGCGGCCTTCGCGGGGGCCGGGGCGGGGGCTGCTTCAGCCTTCGTCTCGGGGGCCTTCGCGACGGCCTTGGGAGCGGCCTTCGCCGCAGTCTTGACGGGCGCCTTGGGGGCCGCCGCCGCCGGCTTTGCAGGCGCCTTCGCTGCAGCCTTCGCAGGCGCTTTAGCGGCAGGCTTCTTTTCGGGCTTCGTGGCCATGATACAGGCTCCATCCTCGACGAGGCGATGAAAGTCAAAGCGCGCAGCTAACCTATGTCAAGCCGGCGGATACTGAAAAGCAGGCAGTTTTGACAGGAGAATAAAGAATATGCCCGCCTTTCATGAAATTCTGTTTCCTCTCGATGTCGCTTTGGGTGCATCGGGCGGACCGGAGCGCCTCACCGAGGTGGTCACCAGCGTCTCGGGGCGGGAGGAACGCAATGCGCGGCGCGCTGATTCGCGGCGCCGATTCGATGCCGGATACGGGGTCAAAAGCCTCGCCGCCTTGAGTGCCGTGGTGGCCTTTTTCGAGGAGCGTCGCGGACGCCTTTACGGCTTCCGCTGGCGGGATCGTCTGGACCATTCCTCCGGCCCGCCCGGCGTCGCGCCCACCGCCCTCGACCAACTCATCGGAACCGGCGATGGAAGCCGCTCCGTCTTCCCCCTGGCGAAGACCTATGGCGGCCTTCACGCGCCCTATGTGCGGGCCATCGGCAAGCCGGTGTCGGGCAGCGTCAAGGTGAGCGTCGCCTCCGTGGAGAAGGTCGAAGGCACCCACTTCGCGGTGGACGCCGCGCAGGGGCGCGTCACCTTCCTGCCGGGCCACCGTCCGCCCGCCGGCGCGGCGGTGCGCGCGGGCTTCCTGTTCGATGTTCCCGTGCGCTTCGACACCGATTTCCTGGAGGTGAATCTCACCGCCTTCGCGGCGGGCGAGATCCCCCGCATTCCCATCGTCGAGATCCGCCTTTGAGCGCGCGGTCCGCTGGCGAGGAGACATATCATGAGACAGGTTCCCGGTGCCCTCCAGGCCATGCTGGAGAGCGGCGTCACCACCTTGTGCCACGGCTGGCGCGTGACCCGCCGCGACGGGCAGGTGATGGGCTTCACCGACCATGATCGCGACCTCGTCGTGGACGGCCTCGCCTTCGTGGCGGGGTCGGGCGTCCAGGGCAGCGAAAGCGTGCTGGCGCAGGGCCTGGGCGTGACCGGGCTGGAGCTGTCCGGCGCGCTCGGCGCCGCCACGCTGGAAGAGGCGGATCTGGCCGCCGGGCAGTATGACGGCGCGGGGGTGGACCAGCTTCTCATCGACTGGTCGAACCCGCTCAATCACATGCTGCTGCGCCGGGGCACCATCGGCGAGGTGCGGCGCGAGGGCGGGGCGTTCGTGGCCGAGCTGCGCGGCCCCGCCGATGCGCTGAACGAGACGCGCGGGCGCCTGTTCGGGGCGCCGTGCGACGCCGATTTCGGCGATGCCCGCTGCGGCGTCGATCTCGACCGGCCGGAGCGCCGCGCGAGCGCTGTCGTGGCGCAGGTGCGCGGGGCGCTGCTGCTCGCGGTGGACGGCATTGCGGGATACGCGGACGGCACCTTCGCGGACGGGCATGTGCGCTTTTCCTCCGGCGCCAATGTGGGCTTCGCCACCAAGGTGAAGCACCATGCGGCAGGCGTGCTCCAGCTTTGGCAGCGCCCGCCCGAGCCCGTCCTGGCGGGCGACGGACTGGTGGTGATCGCGGGCTGCGACAAGCGCTTCTCCACCTGCCGCGACCGCTTCGCCAACACCGTCAATTTCCGCGGCTTCCCGCATATGCCGGGCAATGATTTCGTGGTCTCCATCGCCGTGCCCGGCGAGGGCGGAAACGACGGCTCGGTGCTCGCATGAGCGCGACCGTGCGGGCCGCCATCGTGGCCGAGGCGCGGGGCTGGATCGGCACGCCCTATCTGCACCGCGCCTCCGTGCGCGGGGCGGGGGCGGACTGCCTGGGCCTGGTGCGCGGCGTGTGGCGCGCCGTGGTGGGGCCGGAGCCGGAGGCGCTTGCCCCTTATGCGCCCGATTGGGCCGAGGCCGGGCGTGCGGAGACCCTGGCCCTCACCGCCCTGCGCCACATGCGTGCGGTGCCGCTGGAAGAGGCCGCGCCGGGCGACGTGCTGCTGTTCCGCTTCCGCGCCCATCTGCCCGCCAAGCATGCCGCCATCCTCAGCGCGCCCGCGCGGATGATCCATGCCTATGACGGGGCCTGCGTGTGCGAGGGGGACCTTGCCCCCTGGTGGCACCGCCGCCTCGCCTTCGCCTTTGCCTTTCCGGGCGCCTGAGACCCTTCCCAAAACACATCGGAGACGTTCATGGCGACGCTGCTTCTCGGTGCGGCGGGCTCGCTCGCGGGCGGGGCCCTGTTCGGCCCCGTGGGGGCGCTGGCCGGCCGTGCGCTGGGTGCGCTGGGCGGGGCGAGCGCGGATGCGGCCCTTTCGGGCGGCGGGCGCAGCCGCGTGGTGGAGGGCCCGCGCCTCGCGGACCTCGACGTGATGACCTCCAATGCGGGCGCGCCCGTGCCCCGCCTCTATGGCCGCGCGCGCCTGCCGGGCGAGGTCATCTGGGCGACGCGGCTGGAGGAGGTGGTGTCCACGCAGGTGCAATCCACCGGCGGCAAGGGCGGGCGCGCGGCACGCACCGCCACCACCACTACGGTGAGCTATGCCTACTACGCCTCCTTCGCGGTGGCCCTGTGCGAGGGGCCGGTGACGCGCATCGGCCGCATCTGGGCGGACGGCAAGCCGTTCGACCGCGCGGGCGCCACGGTGCGCGCGCATCTGGGCATCGAGGGGCAATTGCCCGATCCCTGGATCGCCGCCAAGCAAGGCGCCACCGAGGCGCCTGCCTATCGCGGGGTCGCCTATCTGGTGTTCGAGCGCCTGCCGCTGGCCAAGTTCGGCAATCGCGTGCCGCAGATCACGGCGGAGGTGGAGCGCAGCGTCGGCGCGCTGGAGCGCAGCGTGAAGGCGGTGACGCTCATTCCCGGCGCCACCGAGTTCGGATACGAGCCCGCCGAGGTGCAGCGCGTGGTGGGGCCGGGGGCCTATGCCGCCGAGAACCGCCATGTACGCACCGCCGGCAGTGACTTTTCCGCCTCCATCGACCAGCTGCTCGCCGCCTGCCCGAACCTGGAGCGGGTGTCGCTGGTGGTGTCCTGGTTCGGCGACGATTTGCGGGCCGGGGCCTGCACGGTGCGGCCCAAGGTGGATTTGGTGGAGAAGCTCACCGTGCCCGCCACCTGGATGGTGAGCGGCCTCACGCGCCTTCTCGCCCAGCCCACCAGCCGCCATGAGGGCCGCGCCGCCTATGGCGGAACGCCCTCCGACGCCAGCGTGGTGGCGGCCATCTCGGCGCTCAAGGCGCGCGGGCTGAAGGTGACGCTGAACCCCTTCCTGATGATGGACGTGCCCCCCGGCAGCGGGCGGCCCGACCCCTGGACCGGCGCGGCGAGCCAGCCCGCTTATCCCTGGCGCGGGCGCATCACCTGCGACCCCGCGCCGGGCCGCGCGGGGAGCCCGGATGGGGCATCGGGAGCGGCGGCGCAGGTGACGGCCTTCTTCGGGGCCGCGCAGCCTGCTCATTTCTCCTCCGCCTCCGGCCATGTGCTCTATGGCGGCCCGGCGGAATGGAGCTATCGCCGCATGGTGCTGCATTACGCCCATCTGGCGGAGCTGGCGGGCGGGGTGGAGGCGTTCCTCGTGGGCTCGGAATTCGCCGCGCTCACGCGGGTGCGCGGGCCGGACGGCGGCTTTCCCGGCGCCACCAACCTCGCCATCCTTGCGGCGAACGTGAAGACCATTCTCGGTGCCGGCACCAAGGTGTCCTACGGGGCGGACTGGACCGAATATGGCGCGCAGGTCTTCGCGGACGGAAGCGTCGCCTTTCCCCTCGATCTCCTGTGGGGATCGCCCGCCGTGGATTTCGTGGGCATCGACTATTACCCGCCGCTCTCCGACTGGCGCGACGGCACCGCACATCTCGATGCCGGCGAGGCCCCCGCCATCCACGATCCCACCTATCTGAAGTCCCGCCTGCGGAGCGGGGAGGCGTTCGACTGGTATTATCCCGACGATGCCGCACGGGCCGCGCAGGCGCGCGTGCCCATCACGGACGGGGCCTATGGCGAGCCCTGGATCCATCGCCAGAAGGACCTCTGGAACTGGTGGTCGCGGGTGCATCTTCCGCGGCCCGGCGGCGTGCGGTCCGCCTTGCCCAGCGCCTGGGTGCCCGGCTCCAAGCCCATCCGCCTCATGGAGGCGGGTTGCCCCGCCGTGGACAAGGGGCCGAACCGGCCGAGCGTGTTTCCGGATCCCAAATCCACTGAGAGCGGCTACCCGCCTTTCTCCAATGCGCGGCGCGACGATTTCGTCCAGCGCCGCATGCTGGAGGCGGTGCTCTCCACCTTCGAGCCCGCCGCCGGGGCGGGGGAGGCGGACAATCCGGCCGCGCCTGTCTATGGCGGGCGCATGGTGGAGCCGGGCTGCGTGTTCCTGTGGACCTGGGATGCCCGGCCCTATCCCGAATTCCCGCTCGCCACCTCCGTGTGGGCGGACGGAGCGAACTGGGAGACGGGCCATTGGCTGAACGGGCGGCTCGGCGCCGCGCCGCTGGGCGATCTCGTCGCCGCCTTGTGCGCCGACCATGGGGTGGAGGACGCGGATGCGTCCGGCATTCCCGGCGTGGTGGACGGCTATGTGGTGGATCGCCCCATGTCCGCCCGCGCCGCGCTGGAGCCGCTCGCCCGCGCCTTTGCCTTCGAGGCGCGGGAGGAAGACGGGCTCATGGTGTTTTCCGCGCGCGGCGGGCGCGTCGCGGCCGAGATCCAAGAGGATGACCTCGTGCTGGAGGAGGACCGCGCGCCGCTCTCCCTGGTGCGCGGGCAGGAGAGCGAACTGCCTCTGGAGGTGGGCATCACCTTCACCGATCCCGGCGCCGATTATCGCACCGCCACCGTCGCCTCCCGCCGCCTACCGGGGCCGAGCCGCCACGTCTCCAACGCGCAGGTGCCGGTGGTGGCCCCGCCGGCCGTCATGGGGCGGGCGGCGGATGTCTGGCTGCAGGATCTGTGGGCTGCGCGCGAGACCGCCACCTTCGCCCTGCCGCCCTCCCGGCTCGCTTTGGTGCCCGGCGACATCGTGGAGCTGACGGCGGGCGGCCGCGCGCGGCTTCTTGAGATCACCCGCATCGAGGAGGCGGAAGCGCGGGCCGTCACCGCCCGCTCCATCGAGCCGGAGGTGTTCGAGACCGCCCAGCGGGTTTCGGAGCCCGGCCGCATCCTCCTGCCGGAGCCGTCCGGTCCGCCGGACGTGCTGCTGCTGGACCTGCCCTTGCTGGAAGCTGCCGACCCCGTTCCCCTGTTGCATGTGGCGGCCTTCGCCGCGCCCTGGCCCGGCACGCTGGCCCTGTGGCGCTCGGCGGATGGCGCCAGCTTCGAGGCGGTGGCCGCGCTGGGGGCACCCGCCACGCTGGGCCAGACGCTGGAGGATCTTCCCCCCGGTCCGCTCTGGCGGTTCGATCGCTCCACGCGCCTCGTGGTGCGCCTCGAAGGCGGCCTGCTCATGGGGGCGGGGGAGGCGCAGGTGCTGGACGGCGCCAATGCCCTGGCCCTGGTGGGGGAGGGGCGGGCGCCGGAGATCATCCAGTTCCTGGACGCCGAACTGCTCGAGACCGGCATCTATGCCCTCACCGGCCTGCTGCGCGGACAGGCGGGCACGGAGGCGGCGGGGGCCGCGTCCTGGCCCTCCGGCACGCGCCTCGTCCTGCTGGACCGGAACCTGGCGGTGGGCGCTGCCGGCCTCTCATCCTATGGCCGCAGCTTCACCTTCCGCGTGGGCCGGGCCGATCGCGACCATGGCGACACGGCGGTGCGCGAAGTGTCCGGCACCGTGGGCGGGCGCGCCCTCACGCCGCTTGCGCCGGTGCATCTGAAGGCGCGGCGAACGGGCGGGGACATCCTCCTCTCCTGGGTGCGGCGGACGCGCACGGATGGCGACTGGGACGCGCTGGACGCGCCGCTTGGCGAGGCGCTGGAAGCCTATCGCGTGGAGATATTGGACGGGGCGAGCGTGCGCCGGGACTTCGAGGTCTCCACGCCCACGCTCACCTATGCGGCCAGCCAGGAAGTGGCGGACTTCGGCACGCCGCGCACCGCGCTCGCCTTCCGCGTGGCGCAGCTCTCCGCCGCCATCGGCCCTGGCGCGTGGGCCACCGCCACCCGCGCGCTCTGATCCTTTTCTCTCTCCCGGAGCCTGCCATGCCCGACATCTCGGCCCGCCTGGGCCTGCCCTATATCGCCGCCGCCCAGGCGCAGAAGCACGTCACCCACAATGCCGCCGTCCGGCAACTGGACGCGCTCGCCCACCTCACCCTGGAGAGCCTCACCCGGACGACGCCACCCGGCGCGCTTTCCGACGGGCAATGCTGGTTTGTCGCCACCGGCGCCTCGGGGGCCTGGGCGGGCAAGGCCGGCACCATCGCGGCCTATGAGGCGGGGGCGTGGGACTTCTACGCACCCCGCGCGGGCTTCGTGGCCTATGTGGCCGACGAGCGGCGCCTGCGGGTGTTCGACGGCGCGGCGTTCCTCTCTCCGCTGGCGGCCAGCCTCCACCGGGCGAGCGTGGATGCGCTGGTGCTGCAGGAGGACGTGACCCTGTCCGGCGCGAGCCGCGACACGACCATCCTCATTCCCGACCGGGCCATCGTGCTGGGCGTCTCCACGCGCACGCTGGTCGCGGTCACGGGGGCCACATCCTATGACTGCGGCCTCGCCGCCGAGCGCGCGAAGTTCGGCGGCACGTTGGGCGCCGCCATGGGCTCCGTGAATGTGGGCGTCGTCGGCCCCACCGCTTTCTATGCCGCCACCGCCGTGCGCCTCAGCGCCAATGGCGGCAGCTTCACCGGAGGGCAGGTGCGCGTCGCCATCCACATGCTCACCTGTCCCGCCCCCATCGCCTGATCCCATCCCCCGTCCCGGAGAGCATCCATGCCCTATGATCCCGCCCGCGACCCCGTCCATGGGCTCGCGGCGAGCGCATCCTCGCCCGCCCGCCTGCTGCGCCGGGTGGTCCCGTCCGACACGGGCGACCTTGCTGTCTATGCCAAGAGCCTGTGGGTCCATGTGCCCGCCACCCTCGCCGAGGCGACCGTCCGCGTGACCTGCGCGGGGGCCGCGGACGGGGAGAGCGTCGATGTGCTGGCCGCGTCCGGCCTCCAGCCGCTTCCGCCCGTCCAGGTGCGTCGCGTCTGGGCCACCGGCACCACGGCGGGCCTCGCCATCTATGCCCTGAGCGACCGATGAGCCGCCTCGGCCTGTCCCTTCCCAGCACGGCCCTTCTGCGGGGCCGCGCGCGGGGCCTGCTGCCGGAGGTTCTCGCGCTGACGGCGCGCATGACGGCGGCACCGTCCGCCGGCCGAACCCGTGCCATCGGCGCGCTGGTTCAGTCCCTGAAGACCGCGGGGGTCTGGCCGAAGCTGGATGTCCTCTACATCCTTGCCGCCCATGACGCCCAGGCGGCGCGGCTGAACTGGATGGCGGACCTCTACAACCTCACCGCCGTCAACTCGCCGTCCTTTCTGGCGGACCAGGGCTATGCGGGTGGGACGAACACCTATCTCGCCACCGGCTATAATCCGGCCGTCCACGGCGTCCGCTACACCCGGAACGACGCCCATATGGGCGTCTGGGACCTGACCGACCGCGCGGCCGGCAACATCGTTCCGGCGGGGACCTCCACGGGGACCGGCGTTCTGGTGGGCATGTTGCAGCGCTATTCGACCGATCGCGCCGCCATCTCCGTCAACGACCAGTCCTCCACATTCGCGAACGCGCACTCCGAGGGGTTCTTCATCGGGAACCGCCTCTCCTCGGCGACGCGCGGCGTCTACCGAAACGGAGTCCTCCTGGTGGACACGGCCGCCACCAGCGTGGCGATCCCCTCCATTCCCGTGGACCTGCTGTGCTTTATCTATAACGGCGGCGCGGCGCGGGGCTATTGGTGCACCGACCGGATCGCCGCATTCAGCATGGGCGGGGGGCTGACGGCGGGGGAAGCCGCCGCCTTCCATGCGGCGCTCAGGGCCTACCTTCAGAGCGTGGGAGCGGTGGCATGAGCGCGCTTTTCCTCATCCTGAACGCGCAGGATGCGCAGGCGGTGCGCGGCCCCACCGCGGCGGGGGCGGCACTGGAGCCCATGGCACAGGCGGATGGGACCACCTTCGTGCTGCCCATGGCGGTCCTGGATGATCCCGCCCACGCGGTGCACCACGCCTTGCTCGCGGCGCTGGAGCGTCGCGCGCTGGATCCGACAGCGTGGGAGGTGCCTCAGTAGCGGCGCCTCAATAGATGTCCAGCCAGGAGGGGCATTCGGCGCGCGCATTGTGGAACGTCACCTTATGGAAGGAGACGCCGGTAAAATAATAGCAGTCGATCTCGTCGATCCGCTTTTGCCAGTTCATCAGGACACGCGCCGGTACGTACATGCCGAGTGCATTCACCTGCAGGTAGAAGACGAAGGTCATGAAGACGAGGAGCAAGATGAGGAACCCGCGCCCCAACAAGCGGTCCATCGAATGCGCCTCTCCCACTAAGCCTCAAGCGGAGGCCTGAGTTCGCCGCAGCTCCGGCTCCGGAGCCCGCTTTTCATCCCCCTAAACATAGGTGACCCGAATGGCAGCGTCCAGTTTCGGCGCCGCGCTCGCGCGCGTCCTGCGCCACGAAGGCGGCTTCAGCGACCATCCCGCGGACCCCGGCGGCCCCACGCAGACGGGCGTAACCCAGCGTGTCTATGACGGCTATCGCGCCCGCAAGAACCTGCCTCCCCGCAGCGTGCGCCTGCTGGAGGAGGCCGAGCTGGTGGATATCTACCGCCGGCACTATTGGGACGCCGTGCGGGCTGACGACCTACCCGTGGGGCTCGACTATGCGGTGTTCGATGCGGCGGTGAATTCCGGCCCGGCCCAGGCGGCCAAGTGGCTCCAGCGGGCGGCGGGCGTCGTCGCGGACGGGCAGGTGGGCACGCTGACCCTGGCCGCCGTCACGGCCGGCGATCCCGCCAGGCTGGCCGCCGATCTCTGCGACCGGCGCCTCGCCATGCTGCGGACCTTGCGCACCTGGCCGGTCTTCGGGCGCGGCTGGGGGCGGCGGGTGGCCGAGGTGCGGCGGGTGTCCGTCGCGCTTGCCTCCGGCACATCCCTTGCCGAGCCCGAAATGCCCGTCTTCACCGCCACCCCGGCCGGCAAGGCGCCGCCCTCGGACCTGTCCTTGGCGGCGGTGGCGCGCAGTCCCGAGGCGCTGGCCGGCGGGCTGGCGGTGCTCGGCGCCTTGGCCAACGGGGCGGCGCAGCCCGGGCCGCTGCAATGGGCGGTGGCGCTGGCCGTCCTCGCCGCCGTGGCGGCGGCGGCGGTGGCCTTCGTGCGGCGGCGGAGGGAAGCATGAGCGTCGCCCATTGGCTCATCCATGGCTGGCCCTGGTGGCTCCAGGCTTTGGCTGCCGCCGGGCTGGCCGCGCCCGTCCTTCTCCTGGCCGCCCGCCTGTTCGGGGTCGGGACGGCGCTGCGTCTCGCGGGCCCGGTGGCGGGGCTGCTCGCCGCCTTGGCTCTTTTGCGCCGTGCCCGCCAGCAGGGGTGGTCCGATCATGAGGAAAAGGAGCAACGCGATGCGCAAGACGACATCGAGACCGCGCGCCGTGCCCGCGCTGATGCTGAACGTGCTGATTCTGGGCGCTCCGGCCCTGGCGGGCTGCGCGGCGACGACGGGTTCCGGCGGCCGTGACGTGTTCTGCGGGGCCGCCGCGCCCATCCGCTGGTCGGCGGCGGATACGGACGAGACCATCCGGCAGGTGAAGGGCCACAATGCGGCGGGCCGGGCCCTCTGCGGGTGGCGCTGACGGCGCGGCGGGTGACGCTCGCCGCGACTTCTGTCAATGTCCGCGGCGACTTGACCCGTGCCGCGGTGCGGGCCCCCGAATCGAGCGGAGTGCTGGCCCGTGCGCCTCCTGGTCATCGAAGACGATCCCGATCTCAACCGTCAGCTCGCCACCGCCCTGGGCGATGCGGGCTATGCCGTGGATGCGGCGTTCGACGGGGAGGAGGGGCTGCATCTGGGGGATACCGAGCCCTATGACGCGGTCATTCTCGATATCGGCCTGCCCAAGATGGACGGCATCTCCGTGCTGGAGAACTGGCGGCGCGCCAACCGCACCATGCCGGTCCTGATCCTCACCGCGCGCGACCGCTGGAGCGACAAGGTCCAGGGCTTCGACGCGGGGGCCGACGATTATGTGGCCAAGCCCTTCCACATGGAGGAGGTGCTGGCGCGCCTGCGGGCGCTGCTGCGGCGGGCGACGGGCCATGCCTCCAGCGAGCTGACCTGCGGGCCGGTGCGCCTGGACACCCGCTCGGGCCGCGTGAGCGTGAACGGCACGCCGGTGAAGCTCACCAGCCACGAATATCGCCTGCTCGCCTATCTCATGCACCATGTGGGCCGGGTGGTGTCGCGGGCGGAGCTGGTCGAGCATCTGTACGACCAGGATTTCGACCGCGATTCCAACACCATCGAGGTGTTCGTCGGCCGTCTGCGCAAGAAGCTGGACAGCGACGTGATCCAGACCGTGCGCGGCCTCGGCTACATGCTCGCCCCGGCAGAGGGGGGGCGGTGA